GGGTATGTTGTTGACTCCAACTGATGTTGATCAGTTTCAAAAAGGTGATATGAAAGGTGACATGGGTAGAAAACCTAAGGCACTTACATCACTTGTACGTAATACTGTGAACATGATTGGTTCGCACAATGTAGGACTTGTATGTACTAACCACACATATGCATCGCAGGATATGTTTGATCCAGATGATAAAATTAGTGGTGGACAAGGATTTATATATGCTTCAAGTATTGTAGTAGCAATGAAAAAATTAAAACTAAAAGAAGATGAAGCAGGTAATAAGATCAGCGAAGTGCGTGGTATTAGAGCAGGTTGCAAAGTTATGAAAACCAGATATGCTAAACCTTTTGAAGGTGTACAAGTTAAAATTCCATATGAAACTGGAATGAATCCTTACTCAGGACTTGTTGATTTGTTTGAGAAAAAAGGTCTTTTAGTTAAAGATGGTAACAGACTGAAATATGTTGATTCAAAAGGCACAGAAACAAAAGAATATCGAAAAGTATGGGAAGGTGGCGGAGATTTACTTGATAAAGTAATGACTGACTTTGCAAACTTGTCTGAAGAAACAATTATAGAAACTAAAGAGGAGACTGTTGAATGATCGACGGAAGATTATTAACAGAACTGTGGGAATTTTTTAAAGCACACGCTGATAAAAAACAGATTGACGTGTTAGCAGAAAAATATCTTGATATAATGGCTGACTATGGAGTTGAAGACGATGCATTTAAAGAAGCCCTTGGTTCAGATGAAGATTTAGATAAAGCAATAAACTATTATCTAGATTTAGACGAACAAGACGAGGATTATTAGAATGAGTGGCTGGTATCAAAAAGTTGCCAGAGACATTGGTCAAATTCCTAATGCTGTTGCACACTATGAACAGGAATTAGACCAAGCAAGGTTTGAGTGTAGAATAAAAGGCAATTTAGAGAAAAATAGTGCCTCTATGCCCGGTATTGTTGAACAAAGATTTAATCAATTACAAGAAATAGAAGCAATACTTCAATATTTAAATATTGAATTACGAAGACTTCGTAGTAAACACTTTAAAAAATATTTAGAAAACTATCAACGTGCATTGTCTAGCAGAGATGTTGAAAAATATGTCGACGGTGAGTCAGATGTGGTTGACTATGAAAAAATTATTAATGAATTTGCACTTCTAAGAAACAAGTGGCTTGGTATCACTAAAGCCCTCGACCAAAAACAATGGCAGATAACTAATATTACAAAGTTAAGAGTCGCGGGAATGGAAGATGCAACAATATGATCATAAAGCATTTGTAATAACAATGAAAGGCAGGTCCTTTTCGGAGGAGTTGGCTGAAGATTGTATTGCATCAGGCAAAAAAATCAATTTAAATATCGCAAAATTTGACGCAGTACAACTTGATGATGTTGCACCAACATACAAAAAATTTGGTTTGCGACCATTTCCAAAATTAAAATTTACAAGAGATACAAAAGGAGTAAGAGGTTGCTTTTGCTCACACTATTCACTTTGGTTGAAGTGCATTGAATTAAATGAACCCATAATGATATTGGAACATGATGCATTGTTCATGCGTCCTATACCTAAGGATATTGTAGACAAATTTTCCGAACTATGCAACCTAGACGCATACAGTAGAACATCTACAGTTTACGAAGACCATCTAGAAAAATTTGAAAATTATGATGTAATTACACATCAACCTAAAAAAATAGCATCGACGTCAAAGAATGCGTTTCAATACTACGACAAAGAATGCATTAAAGGACTTCATGCTTATATAATAAAGCCACAAGGTGCAAAATCTTTAATTGCATTTACAAAAAATAAAGGTATGTTGCCAGCAGATGTTCATGTAAATGCACAGTCGGTTGCACTTACGAAAACAAAATACAGTTTGTGTAGAATCAATCCCAAGTACTGGTTAGACAAGAGTAAAAAAAGTAAAAACAGTTACACAAGGACTGACGTATGAGAATAATCATAATGGCTGGTGGAACAGCAAAAACTTTTAATAGACACTCTATTGTCATACAAGGTGAAAAGTTAGTTGATAGAACTGTAAGGATTTTAAAAGAAAATGGACAAACAGACATATGGGTCACTGTTGCAGAAAAAGGAATGTATCCTCAATACAACGAATTTGTAAACACAATGAAAGGCAATGATTTAGGTTGTCTACTAGGATGTGAAGAACTTAAAGGAGACATTTGGTTATATGGTGACGTGTATTATTCAGAAAATGCAATAAAAACTATTTTGAATGGAACAACAAATTACTATGGAAGAAAAAGAGGAAACGCCTTGAAAAAGTATGGTGAATTTTGGGCATTTAAGTCTGATACACAGTTTTGGCATTGGCTAAAATTAGTTTGCGAAGCATACTGGAACAAGAAAATAAATCGATGTTGGTCATGGGACTTGTATGCATACCAGACTGGCAAATGGAATTTAAATTCTCCACCCGTAAGGAAAACTGTAAAACGTACACAGTACCTGTGCGAAACAAATTGGACAAATATTGATGACGAAACAGACGATTTCGACAAGCCTCATGAAATACAAAGATGGAAGGATTACTGGAAAAAGAATGATTAAAGTAATGACTTCTGGTGTGTTCGACACATTACATTTGGGTCACATAAACATACTAACAAGAGCAAAACAACAAGGCGATTATCTGATTGTTGGTGTTCAAGATGACGAATCTGTTAAAAAGTCTAAAGGCAAGTATCCAACTTTAAACTTTGTAGAAAGAGAAAAACAAATAAAAGCATTACCGTTTGTGGATGAAATTGTACAATACAGCGATGTTGATCAAAGAAATTTATGGTCAAAAATAAAACCTGATATAGTTGTGCAAGGAGATGATTACGTTCACAGTGGAGACAGAACAAATGCTTTACTTTATCTCAAAGAACAAAATATAAGATTGATGCTTTTTCCTAGAACAGAAGGTATATCAAGCACTGAAATAAAACAAAGAATTATAAACGACGACAGAAAAGACATAGAACATATTAATAATTTAAAAATGCTTCCTATGGATAGTTTAAGCATTTACGAAGATTATAATACAGATAAAGTTGCAAAATTAAAATTTAAAATTAAAAAAGAACAAATATTTTCCACTCCTATTACTGTAGGTACACACAAAGAACTTAACATAGTTGTTGATGGTAATAACAGACTTCAAGCAATGAAAGAATTAGGCTTCACTTGTATTCCTTGCTTATGCATTCCTTACAAAGATATATTTTTAACAAATAATGTGCATTATAAAAAAGGTGAAACAATTACTAGATTAAGTGAATTTAGTATACCTGATGGTGAACGTATAGAGTTTAAAAAATATACCCATAATGATATTATAGAAGCAACAATACACAAACAAAAAATACCCAACGGAGAGACATGGCACAAACCTCCTTACTACATAACAAACCTACCAATTGAATTAAAAGATATTACAGAAAACTTTGATATGAAATCTTATTTGCAAAATCTTATTTCTAATAACAACATTAGATATTATCCTAACTCCGTATACAGTTGTAACGAATGGGAAAACAATGATTAATTTTGTTTGTGTATATCACAAAAGTAAAAAAACAACATATTCACATGACTACGTTATAAAATTAAAGAATATGATTGCAAGAAACTACACCAAGCCACATAAGTTTCATTGCCTATCTAATATAAGTCTTCCTATTGAAACCATTCCATTAAAAAACGATTGGATAGGTTGGTGGAGTAAAATAGAATTGTTTAGACCTAATCTATTTAATGGTCCTGTATTTTATTTGGATTTAGATATTATCATTTGCAATAATTTTGAATATATTTTAGATCAACTAGATTACAAAAACTTTTATATGATTAAAAGTGTAAAACCTACAAGCGGAAATGCAAACAGCAGTATAATGAGTTGGGAAGGTGACTATTCATTCATATACGAAAATTTCAAACGTAATACACAGACAATTATGTCTAAATATCATAAAGGCAACCTAATTGGTGACCAAGCATACACACAGGCATCATTAACAAATATGAAATTTATGGATGATGAAGTTGGACAGTTTGTAAACTGGCAACATCATATGATTGCACAAGAAAATCCATTAACAACACCCACGTTTACTATATACGCAGGCAAAAATAAAAAACCTCACTTACAAAAAGATAACCCTTTAGTACAGGAATATTGGATATGACAATAATAAACAAACATTTAAAAAATTACGAAAAATATCGAGCATATTATAAAAGTCCATTCTTAATGCTAGGCAACCAAGCAACTAATATGACAATAAGTGCAAAAGAATATTTTAAAGTAGATGATTACAAAACCATAGACCCTGATGGCGGAGATTATGCAGATTTAACAAGTGACTTGACTGAATTACATCAAAAATTTGAAACCGTTTTTAATCTTGGCACAATAGAACATATTTGGGACGCCCACACGGCTTGGAGCAATGCTTTAAAATTAGTAAAAGTTGGTGGACACTTCATAGGTGTAAGTCCTGTACATGGTTATTGGCGACACGGGATACACGTTACAGATCCTGTTGCAATTACAACATTTATTAAAAAAAATGGATTTCAATTATTGGATTCATATCTAAGTCATAAAAAAGGTTGGTCCATAAATAATGTTGCAGACGCAAACAAAGGAAAGTGGGCAACAAACGATGTTTTACTTTGGTTTGCGGCTAAAAAAATAGAACACAAAGACAACATAGAACCAGTTACACAAATTTGGGACGCAGGAACTAACACAATAGATTCAAAATGAAAAATAAATTTATATACCCAGTAGATTCAACTAAAAGAGCAAATGACTTTTTAAACGCAAATAATTTAGAATATAGAGCAGGACCATACATGCAAGGAGAATGGTTATGGCCCAGAGAAGATATATTAACTTGGGAATTTTTCCATAAAAATGAAAGGGCCGCTTGGAGTGACGGCTCTACCAACATTATTCATTTTCCAAATGAAATAATAAAAATGCTACCACAAAACAAAAGAAAATTAATAATTCAAGCAGGTGGTAATGCAGGACTTTATCCAAAACTTTACAGTACAATGTTTGAAAAAGTAATTACATTTGAACCAGACCACAGATGGTTTGTGTGTTTAATTAATAACTGTCCTGAAACAAATGTGTTTAAATTTCAAACTGCATTAGGCAACGACAACGACCCTGTAAAAATGGTTGCACCTGATTTTAAAGGACGTAAAAATTTAGGAGCAAACTACATAGAGCCAAACGGTGATATACCTAAAATTAAATTAGATTCATTAGGAGTTAATCCTGATTGTATTCATTTAGATATAGAAGGCTCTGAGTGGGAAACAATCGTTGGTGCAACGGAAATGATAAAAAGAGCAAAACCTCTTATAGTTGTTGAATGGAATCAATCTGGTGCAAAATACGGGTGGACTGATGATAAAATTGCTACCCTTATGACAGACTTAGGCTACGAAGTTTACAAAGAATTCCACAGAGATAGAGCATACAAACACAAGGACGTTTCGTATGAGTAAGAGTGTTGCTAAAGAATTCTGGACAACACAAACACATTATCCAGAGTATGGCACTATAAAACAAAGACGTTTACATGAATTACAGTACCTTGTTCCTAGACTTTCAGGAGATTCATTACTTGATTTAGGCTGTGGTGACGGAGCATTATTAAACTGTTTGGTCGAACTTACAGACTTCAATCAATACCACGGATACGATTTTGCAACACATTTAATAAAAAATTTACACAGCAAGATTCAAGCACGTGATTTTAATGTTTATGAAGATGATTTAACCACTTTACCTAAAGTAGACAATATAATTTGTGCAGGTATGTTGCCTTTTATTTTTGAAGATGAAGTTGTTGAAAAAATTTATGGATCATTGAACACAAAAAAATTATTTTTAAGATCACCTTGTACACTAAAAAGCGAAGACGAATATGTAAATGTATACTCAGATAAATTAAAGTCAAATTACAGTTCAAAATACAGAACAGTTACTAACATGATTAAGTCTTTAGAAAAACATTTTATTATAGAATCCATAGATAGAGTTTATCCAGACAACATTGAAAGTGAATTTGACACAAAACAATTTTACTTTTGTGCAAGGAGCAAATAATGAAAGCAGGAAAAATTTGGGGCAAAACAGAATTAATTCATGCAAATGGAGTGTTAGAATTTCATCGTATTGAGTTCAAAGCAGGATACAAATGTTCAGAACATCAGCACAAATATAAATGGAACGGATTTTTTGTAGAGTCTGGAAAAATGATAGTACGGGTATGGCAAGACGCAGAACAAAGTGGTCTTGTTGATGAAACAGTATTAAACGCAGGCGATTACACCACTGTTAAGCCAGGCAAGTTTCATCAATTCGAAGGAGTTGAAGACGGCATTGCTTTTGAATTGTATTGGGCAGAGTTCAACCACGATGATATTGAACGTAGAACAGTTGGAACCAAATCCTAATTTTATTGACAAAAGTCAAAGTGTAAGTTATAATGAAGCAATGAATATTTTGCTAACAGGACATAAAGGTTTTATAGGACAGTATCTACACAAACGACTTTTAAATAACCACACAGTAATTGGTCTTGATATCAAAGATAATGGCAATATTTTAAATGCCAAATTACCAGAAGTAGATTTAGTAATTCATTTAGCCGGTGTAGGTGGAGTGAGAAAATCTATGGAAAATCCAAAACACTATTGGGATAACAACGTCATTGCCACGCATAAAATTTTAAAACACTACGCAAACACACGTGTTTTGTTTGCCAGTTCAAGCAGTCAGTATGAGCCTTGGTTGAACCCTTACGCGGCGTCTAAGAACGTTATAGAGGCCATTCCACACAACAATAAGGTAGCAATGAGATTCCACACTGTGTATGGCGAAACAAATAGACAAGGTATGTTTTTTGATAAACTCTTAATGGGCACGTTGGAATACGTAACTGAACACAGTAGAGATTTTGTACACATTGAAGACTTATGTGATGCTATAGAAATATTAATCAAGAGCGATTATGTAGGTTCAATCGATATCGGCACAGGAGAAAATGTTGAAATAAGAAAAATTGCTCCTAATTTACCAGTGCAACCTGGATCTATTTTAGAGAGACAAACGTCAAAAGCAGACCCAAGCGAAATGAAAAAACTAGGATGGAATCCTAAATGGACTGTTCAGAAGTTCCTAGACAAACACGGATTTGAGGTTAAATTATAGTATGAAAATATTTGTAGGTTATGATACGAGAGAAGATATTGCTTATCAAGTGTGCGAGTACTCGATATACAAGCACAGCACAGATGCAGAAGTTATTCCATTAAATCAAAATAATCTACGTCAAGACAAATGGTATTGGCGTGGGGAAGATAAACTTGCATCAACAGAATTTACATTCACAAGATTTTTAGTTCCTGCATTGGCAAACTATGATGGTTGGGCATTGTTTTGCGATTCGGACATTGTATTTTTAAAAGACGTAAAAGAATTATTTGCACAGGCAGACAACAAGTATGCTGTGATGTGCGTACAACATGATTACACACCAAAGCCTGGAATAAAAATGGATGGTCAAAAACAAACTTTGTATCCATGTAAAAATTGGAGTTCAATGGTATTGTACAACTGTGGACATCCATCAAACGAAAAATTATCAGTAGATTTAGTGAACAACCCAAACTATGATGGAGCATACTTTCATAGATTTGCATGGCTTAAAGATGAAGAAGTGGGTGCATTGAATCCAGAATGGAATTGGTTGGTCGGATGGTATCAAGAACCAGCCGATGGAACACCTAAAGCAATTCATTACACAGAAGGCGGTCCTTGGTTTAAAAATTACAGAGACTGCGAATACGGTGATGTTTGGAAAGATTACTTAAATCAAATGATGAATAACAAAGGAGAATAAATGCCAAGACATATGGGAATTAACAGAGCGTATGTTTCAGGAGAGATCGAAAAGACCCCTCAAGAAAAGCAAAAAGAACTTGAAGAAAAAATGAAAAAGTTCTTAGAAAAGGGAGGCAAGATAGAAAAAGTTGCACCCGGTGCCGCTTACAATTTGGGTTCAATGGAGAAATCAGGAAAGCCTCACTGGACAGATAAAGAAATAAAAGCCGCCGCAAAGAATAAAGATTAATGATCTACGCACTGGACCACGAAGATGCCATCATAAAAGATTTTATGAAAGGCACTGAAGCAGAATACAGCACCTGGGACAAAGTTCAACAAACAAGCGTTGACAATCCTGTTGTGTTGCGTGGTATGACTAAAGGCAAATATATTCATAAATGTTGGAAAGACGAAAGAACTTTTTACTACATAGACACGGGATATGTGGGTAACTTATCCAAACGTAAGCATTATCATAGACTAGTAAAGAATAATGTGCAAAACACACAGGTACGTGATGTACCTGATGACAGATACAGACGTTTATCACAAAGACATCCGGAAGTAATTTTTAATGGTTGGAAGCCACAAGGACGAAGTATTTTACTGGTAACTCCAAGTGAAAAGCCTTGCAAGTTTTACGGCATTACAAGACAACAATGGATAGACGAAACAACTGCAAAATTAAGACAACACACAGATAGACCTATTATTATTAGAGACAAAGGTTTACGAAGAGAAAGAGTTGGTGGCGGAAGTTTATTTTCTCAACTAGATAAAGATAACGTGTATGCTGTTGTTACCTACCAATCAATTGCCGCAATAGAATCAGTATGTTATGGAGTTCCTGCGTTTGCTACTGCTCCGACAGCCGCTGATTATGTAACGTTAAAAGATTTAGGACGCATTGAACAAGCATACAGACCAATCGCAGATCAAGTAAGACATTGGCTAAAATGGTTATCTTATTGTCAATACACAGTGCCAGAACTTAATGAAGGTACTGCTTTAAAAATAATTGAAATGTATAATTTAAAATGATTACAGTAATATCTTACATGAAGGTTATTCCACCTGGAAATAAAAATCCACAAAAACCTATGATCATTAGAAATTTTATAGAAGGAGTAAATCGTTGTGGTGACAAAGGATTAGTTACAAGTTCTAAACAAATAATTGAAGCCGATGTTGCGGTTATACAAGGCTTCGTACACAAAAGCAGTAAAAATACTCCGCATCTTAATTTAAGAAAAAACATATTTGAAAATCAAATACGCAAAGGAAAAAGATGCATCATTGTAGACAGCAGTTTATTTTTGTGGAAAGATCCTGCACAATTAAGAGGTTATTTACGATACGGTTACGACGGAATTTTTCCTGGCACAGCAGAATATTGCAATGTCCATCCCGATCCAGAAAGATGGAAAAAGATATCAAAAGACTTGAACATAGAATTAAAACCATGGAGATTAAATCAAAAAGAAGGTCATATCCTTCTTTGTTGTCAGCGTGATGGTGGTTGGAGTATGGATGGCAAAGGTGTACAGGAATGGATAAAGGAAACTGTAACACAGATAAGAATGCACACTAAACGCACAATTTTAATAAGATTTCATCCCGGTGATAAAAATACTACAACACACAGACACGTGTTGGCACAATGGATGAAAGGTGATCCAACTACGTTTTCAGATATTTTTATTAGCCAAACAAAATCATTGCAAGAAGATTTTCATACAGCACATTCGTTGGTAGGACACAACAGTAGTCCGACGTGTGCAAGTGTTATTGAAGGCATTCCTACATTTTTGACAGATGCCTCTAGAGCTCAAGCAAGTACTGTTGCACATCATCAATTTAATGAAATAGAAGATCATAAATCTTTCGATAGACAATTATTTGTTGAAAGATTAGCACAAATGCACTGGACTTTAGAAGAAGTTAAAAATGGACAATGTTGGCTTCATATGAGAAAATGGGCAACTAAATCTGCTTCCAGTACGTCTCAACCCGCTTAACTTTTAAATCTTTAGGTAAACTACTTCCTTTTTCTTTTCTACTATCACCTTTTAAATGGTCAAAGTAAGCACCAAGTTCACAATTAATTAAAGGATGTCCTTCGCCACTTATTAAGTGTCCGCTAAAATCTTTTATAGGACTTTGAGGGAAAGATTGTCGATGTCTTTTTAACACAACATCAAACACAAAAGAATCATGCCATTCTTCCAATGTAAAAATTCCTTTGTCAGCATCTTCGTACATTCGTTCAAATTGTTGTAAAAAATTTTGACATTCTGCTGACTTTAAATTTAATCCATAAAATCCGCACTCGGGCCATTTTTTTCCTCTACCTAAATAATGTAAAGTAAAAGAAGTTGGTAATAGTCTTTCAAAGTCTTCTTGTGTTACAGGACTGTGAACTATACTGTCAGCATCCATCCAAATTAAAACATCTGCGTCAGTTCTTTTTGCTTCATGAAATATAGCATAAACTTTATTTGCAAATCTAATTGCGTCCCATTTAAATTCTTTGTGCCAGTCCCTAGGTCTTCTTGCTTTTATTTCTGGAGGACACTTGCCATTTGCTTTTGGAACACTGCTCCATTTAGATTTGAAATCATTTAACTTTACAAGAGTTTGCTTGGCATCAAAAATTAATGTTCTATCGTCTCCGACAGGCTGACAATCCTCAGCATACACAACAAGAGGTATTCGCTTATCCACCTTGTCGTTAAAACTTTTGATAAATTTATTAGCATACACATTATATCCATTTTGGTTAAATGTGGTAACAACGGAATATTTGGTCATAATATAGGTATTTACAATGAAATTTGGATTACAACGCAAACATGGTTCTTTAAACAGTGTCACTGTTTTTGACGCTGTGTCTGAGGGTTTACAAAAACTAGGACACACAGTTGTAAATGACACATTAGATTGTGACGTTCCTGTGCTTTGGAGTATGTTATGGCATGGGAGAATGAAGCCTAACAGACAAATTTATGAATCCAGTATTCAGCAGAAGAAAAATGTTTTATTTTTAGAGGTAGGCGGAATCAAAAGAAATAAAACTTGGAAGGTCGGTATAAACGGCATTAATAGATTAGGATATTTTGGACCATCAGGAAACAATAACGACAGAGCAAAACAACTTGGATTAGAGATAAAAGATAATAAAAAAGGTGACGATATCTTAATTTGTTGTCAGCATGATCAAAGCCATCAGTGGAGGAACCAACCTACCTTACAAATCTATTTGGATAGAATGATCCATGAAATACGAAAGTACAGTGACAGAAAAATTATAATTAGACCACACCCAAGATGTCCAGTACAAGACGTCTTTGCAGTATATAAAAATGTAGTCTTACAACATCCAAAGCAAATTCCAAATACATATGATGATTTTGATCTAGCATTTCAAAATATACACGCAGTGGTAAGTTACAGTAGCAATCCAGGAATTCATGCTGTACTCAATGGAACACACGCATTTGTAGGTCCTGAAAGTTTAGCATATCCTGTTGCAAATAAGGAAATTAGTACCATCGAAAATCCACAGATAATTGACAAAACGCAATGGCTTAACGATTATGCATACACTGAATGGACTGCTGAAGAAATCGCCAAAGGATTGCCTTTTTCACGATTGACATTTTAACCAAAATCCCATATAATATTGGTATGCGTATTATCAATATAGAAGACTGTTTAGAACTTATGTGTGGACTACTCATAGAAGAAGAGTTTACACCCGCTATTGAAATCGCAGAAAAAGATAAAAAACTTTTATTAAGTATTGCTCAATCCACTTTCAGAGCCAAGGCATTGTCTGATAGGCAATACGCAGTTGTCAAAAAGATATTAACTAATGGCTATCAAAAAGATTTTTTAGACAGAAATATAGACTTGCCGTCTAGCATCAATAATATTAGAAGACCATTAAGAAAAATAGATAGAAGCGAATATATTGCAATAGAAAATTATCAAGATAATTTAAGTGGTGCCGGTTATCAAGCATTTTCAGATACTGGTAAATGTTTAGTTGTTAGATTTCCTTTTAACATGAAGTATTCAAAACTGATTACTGAAATAAAAAAATTTATACTTTTTCCATCAGAAGGTTACAAATCAGACAATTACAAACACATTTTCCCATACAACGAAACCATAGTATACAAAACTATTGACTTGTTTAAAGGACACATTAAAGACATCCAGTCTGAATTATTAGACATATACAATCAGATAGATGGCTATCGTAATGCTCCTGAAAAACATATACCAGGAATTTATGGATTACAAATAAAAAATACGCCTGAATTTATTGCACAATCTGTAGTAGATAAAATCGGAGACCCTACATTAGAAAACTTATTTTTGTATCATGACAAGAGGGATCAAATAGGTTTAGTGCATTTTGATAAAGAGGATTTAACATCTTCAACACAGAACTTAAAACCACTAACAAAAAAAATATTAAGCCGTAATCACTCATTTATACAAATTAATAAAAAACAACACCCAATCAACGAAGTATTGGAAACTTTATTAGAGTTGCAACGGTTTCCATTGCTTGTAATTTTGGATGATAAGGAACCGTTGGATCAGTTGGTACAGTTCCATAATTTAACCAAAAATATTATTCCAATAGAAAAAATTTCGGTAATGTTTAGAAAAGAAAATAGGAAAGAGGGTAGACATTTTAATGATTACGTAAAGTCACAAAATCTTAATAATAAACTTGATATTAACACAAAAATAGTGTATATTAATAATAAGAAAATTCCAAAGGACTTGTTGAAAGAAGTTTGGGAACCAGAATGTGTTATCAGTCTTGGATCAGTTAGGCACTATAATAAGATAGACAAATTGATTCATCAATATGACCTTACAATACATTATGACAAAGAAGATGGATACTGGAACGATATGATTTATAGTATTGAAAAAATATGAAGTGTAAAATAACTATTGCCGACGAAGTAAATGTAAAGATACACAATCTTCCTGTGGACATCCGTAGAAAAATTGCAAACAAATTAAAATTTCAAGTTCCGTATGCGAGATACTTGCCTCAGTTTAAACTGGGCAGATGGGACGGGAAAATTGGTTTCTTTGGATTAGGAGGAAACGGATTTGTTAATCATCTGGATACTATAATTAATTTACTACATCAAAACGGTGTAGAAATAGATGAAGTGGAAGATCAAAGAGAAAAAGTTGATTTGCAGTTTTCAACTGTTGATAAAGATTATCTAGCAGATAAAGTATGGCCCAAAGGACACGTTGCAGAAGGACAAAACATTGAACTACGTGATTATCAAATAGATGTTATTAATAATTTTCTAAAAAATCCACAGAGTTTGCAAGAGGTTGCTACAGGTGCCGGGAAAACAATTATCACTGCGTGTCTATCTAAATTGTGTGAACCAGTTGGCAGAACATTAGTAATTGTTCCAAACAAAAGTCTTGTTACACAGACAGAAGAAGATTATAAAATTGTTGGTCTCGACGTTGGAGTTTACTTTGGTGATCGTAAAGAATTAAACAAAACACACACAATCTGCACATGGCAAAGTTTAAATATCCTTGATAAGAAAAGTAAAGATGGCGATGCAAGAGTAACACTAGATGAATTCTTACATGGAGTTAAAACAGTTATTATTGACGAGGTACATCAAGCAAAAGCAGAAGTTTTAAAAAAACTTCTCACACAACATTTAAACCATGCTCCATTAAGATGGGGATTAACAGGCACTGTGCCTAAAGAACAATTCGAGTTTCAAGCAATACTGGCGGGCATTGGTCCTGTAATAAATCAAATAAGTGCAAAAGAATTACAGGAAAAAGGTGTATTAAGTAATTGTCATGTAAATGTTGTACAAATGATTGACACACTTGTACACAAGAACTATCAAGAAGAACTAAAATTTTTAGTTACAAATTCAATAAGAATAGAATACATTTCTAAACTAATAGACAAAATATCACAAACAGGTAACACATTAGTACTTGTGGATAGAATTACAGCAGGAGAAAAACTTCAAGAACTAATACCTAACAGCACATTTATCAGAGGTGAAACAAAGTTACAAGACAGAAAAGATCAGTATGAAGAAATTAGTGAAGCCAACAACAAAGTATTAATTGCAACATATGGTGTAGCAAGTGTGGGCATTAACATTCCAAGAATTTTTAATTTAATTTTAATCGAACCAGGCAAATCATTTATAAGAGTAATTCAATCAATCGGAAGAGGCATACGTAAGGCAAAAGACAAAGACTTTGTGCAAATTTGGGATATAACGTCAACTTGTAAATTTGCGAAAAGACATTTAACACAAAGGAAAAAGTTTTATAAAGAAGCAAACTATCCTTTCACAGTAGAAAAGGTTGATTATACAAAATGAGAATATTAACATTAGACAATATAGCATATGAAATGAATAAATTGCCTGATCACGTTAACGAAGATATGAGATTTTCAGTGCTTGATAATAGTAATCCTAAAGAGCCTGATTTTTTCTTTTTACCAATGATATATGTTGAATCTTTCAGTTGTCCTGCAATAGTATTAGAAATAGATGGACACGAACTTACAATGCCTTTAGATTGGAATATAGCAGTAGGCGATCAAGAAAACAGTGCAAGTGTAGACGTAGTTCCGTTGACTAGTTTAGGAGAAAGAGGATTTGAAGCATTTTTATTCAATCCATTGACAGGATTCAAAGCAGACTTTGGATCAATAAAAGTCACAAACTTTTACAACGATGTAAAATGGTACTTTCCTAAGATCAAAAACAATCAATTATTAAGTGTGCCAATTACAGAAGGTAAGAAACCACATTGTGCATTTTTTGTAAAAGATATTAGTAGACAGTGTGAAACTATTGATTACACAGAATTATTGTAGTGCCTAATAAAATAAAAAAGAAAAAAGAAGAAGATGTAATGATCTTTACTTCCCCAGATGGTGGGGAAACAGTTTACGGACAAACTAATGGCAGAGGACCAAAAGTTTTGATTTCTAAATCAAACAAAGCAACTATTGAAGAAGAACATCAACGTAGACAGCATTATATGACTGAAAGAGCAGTAGAGATGTGTTGGAAACATAAAGGCTTGCAAAAAGCATGGGAGAAGTATATAGTATTACTTGAATTATATGGCTACGAAGAATAATAGATTACCAATTAAAGACATACTTGCGGCTATCGATATGAAAGCAACAAACGTATGGGATGACTTATCTGATGATGAAAAAAAGCAAGTAAGTTTTTATTTGCTTAATAGATATGCCAGTGCTATAAAAGGCACAAAAGCAAAACAAGAATTAACAATTTTAAAAACAAATGAGTACTACAATAAAAACTTTTTTACATTAAGCAAACACAAAAAACTGCTTTGGCTACTGTTGTGTGCAACTCAAGATGATGACAAAACAATCAAATGGCATGAGTGGATAGGATATAAATTCAAAGATAGTGCAGGAAAAAATAAAACTGCTAAATTCTTAAAAGAGGTTTTTCCAAACTTGAAAGAAGACGAAATAGAATTGTTATCGAAAATTAATACTGCAAAAGATGTTAAAGCATATGCAGAGCAAATGGGTATGAGCAAAGAGGCCATTAAGAAAATACTATGAGCGAAGTATACACCTGCCCACATTGTGGTGCAAAATTCACACGTGAAAAAACCTTAGCAGTACATATGTGTGAACAAAAAAGAAGATTCACACAAAAAGATGAGCGTAGAGTTCAATTAGGTTATCAAACATACATTAGATTTTATGAACTTTGTCAAAATCAACAAGAACCTAAAACATATCAACAGTTTTGCAAAAGTCCTTATTACACTGCTTTTGTAAAGTTTGGAAGTTTCCTCAGCAATGTAAAACCATTATATCCAGAAAAATTTATTGATTACGTTGTTACTTCAGGAGTTAAATTAGATCATTGGTGCAGAGAAGAATTATATCAAACATATGCGTTAGATGTTATCTTAAAAGAGAGGGTAGAAGACGCTGTAAAAAGATCCGTAAAAAATATGATGGAATGGTCTGATGAGAAAGGTGCTCCGTGGAATCATTACTTCAAATACGCCAGTCTAAATAGAGCAACACAAGAAATAAAAGATGGTAAAATTTCTCCGTGGCTTATATTAAACTGTCCGTCGGGAAAAGCAATGCTAAAAAATATGAACGAAGAACAATTACAAATTGTAAGTTATGTACTAAATCCACAACATTGGTCAATTAGGTTCAAAAGGTCTCCGGCTGATGTGGAAATAGTAAAAGAAATTGTGAGGCAATCAGGACTATGACAGATTTAATTATAGGTGCAGATCATCGAGGTTACGAATTGAAAGAAAAACTTTCAGCATGGCTTTGCCCAGATGATATAGAAGGCGAAAGTAAATTTGAAATAGCAGTGTTTCAAGATGCAGGAGTACACAAACCAAAGAGAACAGATTATAATGATATTGCAATGAAAGTTGCAGATAATATGATTATTTGTGATAGAGGCATATTGATATGTGGAAGTGGTTTTGGTATGGCTATTCAGGCAAATAGATTTCAAAAAGTCAGAGCAGTTGTATGTAAAAGTGTTTCTGATGTAAAACAGGCTAGACAACACAACGATATGAATGTATTATGTATAGGAGCAGATGTTACAAATTTTAATACTGCAAAGGCAATGTGTAAAGCATTCTTTACAACAAAATTTTTAAAAGGAAGGCACACAAGGCGAGTAAAAAAATTATATGAAAACAAAGCAACAAATTGAATATATCTACAAAAAATTAGGCGATTACTGGCCCAAATATTCTAACAGAAAGCCAGCGGCAAAAATACACAAAGAAGCATTTACTAGTTTAATAGGAGTGATGCTTTCAGCACAAAGCCAAGACAAAAGAACAGCGATTGCTTGTAAACAATTATTTGCATTAGCAGATACTCCTGAAAAAATGATCAAACTGTCAAGGGAAGAAATTATAGAAGCAATACGTCCTGCAGGATTACACAATGCAAAATCAAAAAACATACTTGCAACAAGTTCTAAACTATTGATGGAATACAATGGCAAAGTTCCGCAAACACAAAAAGAACTTATGAACTTGCCAGGCATTGGCAGAAAAAGTTCAGACATCATGATGAGATTTGTTTGGGGGGCTCCAAACATAGCAGTTGATACTCATGTGTTTAGACTGCTATGGAGATTGGGTTGGACAAACACGCTAGATGAAAGTAAAAGTTCAATCATAGTCAATGATACAACTCCTGACAAATACAAATATGCCGCACATATGCAATTAATTACTCATGCAAAAAGAGTGTGTACAAGTAAAAAACCAAAATGTTATGTTTGTGTTATAGATGAAGTGTGTGATAAAAGACACATAAACATTCCTAAATCCAAATTAAGAGAGGTTGTAAATGCCTGATATAGATATAGACTTTGCAGATAGAAATAACATATTAAACAAATTAAAACACAGAGTTGCAAAATTAGATACAGGTAAAAAACACAACACAGGTGTTTACTTTACTGAAGTACCTCACAATCCATTAGACAATATCAGCACAATTGATTACAAACTAGCAGAAGATCGAGGCTACTTTAAAATAGACTTGTTAAATGTAAGCATCTATGAAAAAGTAAAAAATGAAAAACATCTAGTGGAACTGATGACAAAAACTCCGATGTGGGAACTATTAGAAGCAAAAGATTTTAGTGATCAGGTATTTCATTTAAATGGTCACAGTGAAATATTAAAAAAACTGAAACCTCAAAATATAGAACAACTTGCGGCTGTATTAGCAATTATACGACCAAGCAAAAGATATCTAGTGAATAAATCCTGGGAAGAGATAATGAAAGAAGTCTGGATAAAGCCAACTGAAGGATATTTCTTTAAAAAAAGTCATGCAACATCATATGCAGTTGCAGTAGTAGTTCATATGAACTTAATTTGCGAACAACTCAATAATCAATAATTATTTTGGTTTTCTAACTAACTGGACTGATTTTCTTTTAGTGCGTTTCATAGCAAGTGTATTAAGATTAGTGCATGGTCCAATCACAACACGTACATCTTTTGTTGCCATTATCATGATAATGCTTTTAAATTTTTCCATCTCCTCACGCATAAAAATACTGATAGGAATCATCCTGTTTGACTCCCACCACCACGTTTCGCAAGTCTCAATAAAGTATTTTTTTTGTTCTTCCGTGTGTAAATCTGTGTATACATAGACACTTGTAACCGAGTGATCTTGGTTGTTTATGACACCAACATACTCCTTGCCACCGTATTCTACGACAGAAATGTAGGGAAATTTAGATTCTATTTCGTCTCTTAACATATGATAAATATTCTAAAAAGTTATGCAATTAGTTCAGAGATATTTATTAAATAGTAGTGTACTGCTTACCGCAGATGTGGCAGGAAACGTAACGGAGTATAGAGCCTTGTATTCAAGACGACTAAACATTTACAGAGGAATAGATAATAAAATATCTTTTCAAGTGATCAATGCAGATCAGAAACCCGTGTCTATATTAAACACATACACACCTGCATTTAAAATGTTTGACGAAAAAACACGTTTAGTAGTAGAAAAAGACGCTACAATTATTGAAACTACAACTCCAAGCAACGTTGGAATGTTCACAGTGACTTTGACAGAAAATGAACTGCTTAACCTACAATCACAGTTTTTAAATTACACAATAGAACTTGTAAACAACTCAAGCAATGAAAGAACATTGACATACAGCAATTCTCACTTTGAAAGCAAAGGTTCGGTTTACTTGGATGCCAGCGAAATACCTGGGCCATTAAAAAGTTACAGTGTTACATCATTGAGCCAAGAAGACACAGACAGTGCTGTATTTTTGTCTGAGGCAATCACTGCCGAGCCGGCAATAAACGGCAATGAAGCATTGCACACAGCGGCATTTTATCTTGATGACGCAGATGGTGATATTACAATTCAAGCAACTTTAGATTCACAAGTCAGCAGTTCAACTAATTGGTCAGATGTAGCAACAGTATCTGTTGATTCAGTAGACACATTAAAATATGTCAACTTCAATGGAGTTTTTAGTTACTTAAGAATAAAACACACCACAGATAAAGCAGACCCAACTGCGAATTACACAGACGACATCACCAAAATTTTAATTCGAAATTAATTGACTTTTACCAAAATATAAAATATAATAACGTAAATGAATTCTGTTTACGACACATTATTGCAACACTTGCCTTTTAAAAGAAAGAAAACTCCTAGTGGATGGATGTCTTTCAATGCTCCGTGTTGTTCACATCAAGGCACAACAGCAGACTCCAGACAACGGGGTGGGTTAATTGCAAATGGTGATGGAGGAATTAGTTATCACTGTTTCAACTGTGGTTACACAGCAAGTTGGCAACCTGGCAGAAATTTATCTTACAGATTACGTAAATTAATGAGATGGATGAATACTCCTGATGATATTATTACTAAATTAGCATTGCACGTTTTAAAATTAAAAGAAGAAACAACAGGGCAAACTCCAATAATTCAATTACCAAAATTCGAATCAAAAGCACTTCCTGAAGGTGCAAAACTGCTACAAGATTGGACAGACTACAAAGCACTAGAGCCAACAGGGCTAGATGAAAACTATGTCAAGGTGTTAGAATATTTAGAAAAAAGAAAACTAGCAAAAGTAGATTACAATTTTTATTGGACTCCGAATTCAGCATACAGAGATAGGCTTATAATTCCGTTCTATTACAGATCAGATATCGTAGGTTATACAGCAAGAAAAGTAACAGATGGAAAAGTAAAATACATATCTGAACAACAACCTGGATATGTGTTCAACATCGACAATCAGAATGATGACAGAGAATTTATTATCGCAGTAGAAGGCCCCATTGATGCTTTAAGTATTGATGGTGTAGCACTACTGGGCAGTGAAGTTAAACAGCAACAAGAAATACTATTGAACAGTCTAGGCAAACACGTCATTGTGATGCCTGACAGAGATGAAGCAGGAGTAAAACTTGTTGAACAAGCCATGGAAAGCGGGTGGAGTGTGAGTATGCCCAACTGGCATTCAGATGTCAAAGATGTCAATGATGCGATAATTAAATACGGCAGACTGCATACTTTGTACTCAATAGTCAAGTTTGCAGAACAGTCACAACTAAAAATAAAACTGAGGATGAAAAAATGGTTTTCATAAAACGAGTGATTCAAATTTTGCTATCGCCATTTAGAACAATAGTTCAAAAATACAAATACAAAAAGAGAATTAAAGAGTTACAAAAAAGAGATCCCTTTATATACAAATAGGATGTATTACGTAGTAGAAGGGACTCACACAGATCCAAACAACAAAGAAACTTTGGACCTGAAAACAAAAAAAGAATATGGGCCAATGGCAAAAATAACAGCAGAAGATTTAGCCGTAGCACTTATACAAAAAAATATTGATGATTATTATCATCGAGCATGGGTAATTAAAAAATGATAGTTTGGGGAATCACAGGAAATAATCATGATGCCAGTTTGGCAGTGATGGAGTGGAAGGTAGCAGGACTAACTGATCACTATAAATTAAAATTAAAATGGGCAGGGATGTCAAAAGACTTTAGTGGTATTCCAGGAGATCCCACACTGTGTCCTAAATTAATGGCTGAGGTAAGGTCAAATCCTAAATGGGCCTACCCTGCAAAAATATATTTTTATGAAAAACCTTTAAAGAAAACTGTAAGACAATTTATAGCAGGTCAAGGTTGGAACTATAAAGAAAACAACATTAAGAAATTTTTAAGTAAATCAGGTATTCACCATGTACCGATTGAGTATATAGATCATCATCACAGTCATGCGGCATATGGATATTATTCATCGCCGTTTAAAGATGCGGCAGTTGTGGTGCTTGACTCAATAGGAGAGTTTGAAACATTTACTATATGGCATGGGCATGGCAATAAACTTGAAAAAAAATACACACAAAAATATCCTCACAGTATTGGTTTGTTTTATTCAGCGATGACACAAAGATGTGGATTCAAAGCAAACGCAGAAGAACACAAATTAGAACAACTTGCCAAAAAAGGTAATTGGAGAAAAAATTATAGATTTTTTATGGAAGAAATAATTGAATCTAGAATGCCTTTTAAAACAAGAGTAAATCTACACAGAGGTTGTAATTGGTGGAGACCAGAATTAAAAACAGAAGAAGACATGGCTGACATCGCCGCAACCACTCAACACATTTTTGAACAAGTATTAATGTGTGCAAGTTCATGGATACAGATGAACATCAAAACATCAAACATTGTTTTGGTAGGAGGATGTGCATTAAACCAAACTGCTAGACACAAATTGGAAAACGTTTGGGACGATATATGGGTGCCAAAAAATCCTGGAGACCCAGGTAGTTGTATAGGAGCAGTTGCCGCCAAATACAACAATCACATTGACAACGTAAATGAAATGTGGTATAATAAGGAACATGGTAAAGCAAAATAAAGAATACGGCTATGATATACAAAAAGTATATCTAGAAATGATGTTGGCTGACGCAGAAACATTTGTACGTTGTCAGTCTATATTTGATCACACACTGTTTGATAGAAAATTGCAAGATGCGGCACAGTTCGTAGATGAATATGTTGGTAAACATAATGCATTGCCCACAGAAGAAATTGTAAACTCCAGTTGCAAATCTAATTTAAAAGTTCCTACAGGACTCAATGAATCGCACTATGATTGGTTACTAGAAGATTTTGAGACGTTTACTAGACACAAAAGTTTAGAAAGAGCAATCTTAAAAAGTGCAGATATGCTTGAAAAAGGTGAATATGGTCCTGTTGAAGTGTTGGTCAAAGACGCAGTACAAATAGGACTGCACAAGGACATAGGAACAGATTACTTTGAAGATCCGAAATCAAGACTGTTAGGATTGAAAGATCAGAATGGTCAGGTCAAAACAGGTTGGGAATCTTTAGACAGAAGACTATTTGGTGGATTCAACAAAGGTGAGTTGAATATATTTGCAGGTGGTTCTGGTGCAGGTAAGTCTTTATTCCTTGCAAACTTAGGTTGTAACTTTGCACTAGAAGGAATGAATGTTGTGTATCTAACATTTGAATTGAGTGAATCGTTGGTTGCTATGAGATTAGATTCTATGCTTACAGATATTCCTACAAAAGAAATATTTAAAGACTTAGATGGTGTAGAAATGAAAGTAAAAATGATTGGAAAAAAAGCAGGAAAATTCCAAATCAAATATATGCCTAGTGGTAAAAATGCAAATGATGTAAGGTCTTACATCAAAGAATATGAAATTAAAACAAACAGTAAAGTTGATGTATTGCTTGTAGACTATCTAGATTTGATGATGCCAAACAGTAGAAAGGTTTCTCCGAGCGATTTGTTTATCAAAGACAAATTTGTTTCTGAAGAACTACGTAACTTGTCAATTGAATTGAACACAGTGTTTGTAACAGCGGCACAGTTGAACAGAGGTGCTGTAGAAGAAATAGAATTTGATCATTCGCACATCAGTGGTGGATTAAGTAAAATACAAACTGCTGACAACGTGTTTGGTATTTTTACAAGTAGAGCAATGAGAGAACGTGGAAGATATCAAATACAATTGATGAAAACAAGATCATCAAGTGGTGTTGGAATGAAAATTGATTTAGAATTTGATATGGACAGTTTGCGTATCAGAGATCTTGCAGATGATTCAGAGTATCAAGAATTTGACAAGCGTAAAAGTACAATATACAATTCAATTAAACAGGGCACAACTGTAACTCCTGATCTCACAGACAACAGTGTAGAAGCAGGCAAACCTATTACTCCACCAGACCCAACAAAAGGTGATAGCATAGGAAGAATTGAACCTAAAACAGATTCAACAAAATTAAGAGAATTCTTAACTAATTTAGACGACGAATCTTAAACTATTAGGGTGGTTAGCTCAGTTGGTAGAGCATCTCGTTTACACCGAGGGGGTCAAAGGTTCGAGTCCTTTACTACCCACCAATCCGTACACAAATCATAAATATTATTTTAGGCAGAGAGGCGAATAATGAATGATTTAGAAAATATACAAAGGCTCACGGAACGTTTTAAAAGGCAGATGCCCAACAGTGAAGTGTACCAAAAAAGACTAGCAGAAGAATTTGAATTAATTCTTAAACAAAGATTCACAGAATACTTTTTAAAAATTTGTGACATCATAGACATCACATCAGATTTAAAACACATGACAAGAGGTTCAGCAGGATCTAGTCTTGTGTGTTATCTGCTGGGTATAACAGATGTTGACCCAGTACAGTGGAACATACCGGTTGCACGTTTTATGAATCCACTACGAGATGATTTACCTGATGTGGACATAGACTTCGAACATCACAAACAAGCAGAAGTGATGCAACGTATTTTTAAAAAATGGCCGGGCAAGACAGCAAGGATATCTAACTATGTCAAGTATCAACCCAAGTCAGCAAAACGCGAAGCGGCAAAGCGATTGGGTGCAAAAGGCAAACTGCCACGCAAATTTAAGTATGAAGATTACGATATCGATCCTATTGAAGCAAAACGCATAGAACAAAAACTGTTAGGTAAAAAAAGATGTATATCTAAACATTGTGGCGGAATCATAATGTTCGATAGACAGTTACCTAAAAGTTTAATTTCTGCTGACAATCAAATACTGCTAGACAAATATGAAGTAGAAGATTTAGAACATCTAAAAGTTGACATACTTTCTAACAGAGGATTAAGTCAGTTATTAGAAATAGATTCTAGTATGAACTTAACAGATTATCCTATTGAAGACGAAGCAACATCAAAGTTATTGAGTAGGGGAGATGTGTTAGGAGTAACACAAGGTGAGTCACCAGCCATGCGTAGATTGTTTAGAGCAATACAACCTAAAAGTGTTTACGACTGTGTGTTTGCTACTGCTATGATAAGACCTGTGGCGATGACTGGCAGACAAAAAGCATCTATGTTTAATGACTGGACTAAAGAAGGCGTACAAGATTCTATTGTGTTCGAAGACGATGCTATTGAAATTATTTCAAATATTATTGGTATCGATATGTATGAAGCAGATATGTACCGCAGAGCATTTGCTAAAAAGAACGATGAAAAAATTATAGAGTTCGTAAATAGATTGGGCAAACATCCACGCAAACAAGAAGCAATTAACACACTAATGACACTGTCTGGATTTGGTTTATGTAGAGCCCATGCGGTCAACTTGGGCAGATTGATTTGGGCACTAG